AATCTTTTTATTTTAACTTCATTACGTCTAGCATCAAAAGATAAATTCATTAAATTTTCTAAAAATACATTTTGTTCTCTGACACATTGCCAATACTTTGAAGCTTTAGTTGGGTACTTAGCGTCTAGAAGAACAGACATTCTCATTTCTGTTTCAGTTCTGAACACTTGTTTTTTAGTCCAAGTATCTCTAAGCTCATTTGTTAGTTCTTTAAATTCTTGTACGTCATTAGGATCAAGCAAATTATTTAAGCTAGGAGCTTCTTTTTCTATTAGCGCATGAATATTTCTTTTTTCAGTCATTGTGTATTCCTTTCATTGAATAAGTTTAATATAACTATTTAAATTTATAAGTCAAGTTAACTTGAAGTTATGTTTGAAGTACCACTAGGGACAGTATATTCTTCTGTTGCTGTTGTTATAGGACTTGCACCTCCAAATTTAATTGTAGATGTAGATGGAGAAGAACTTGAGTACCCCATTAATTGTATTGCTGTTCCCATAGTTGCTCCTTCACTCCAAGATGTTCCATTATAATCTAATGTAATAGCTAATTGACCAGGTGAAGATCCTGGATTACCTCCAAAACCAATTGCAAGAGATGATGTGCCTGCACCACCCATACCTCTACGATTGGCAGGTAAGCTTCCTCCTGATGTCCAATTTGTGCCATCATACTCTACAGTAGTATTTGTATTAGGTTGACCACCAGCAAATAATCCAGCTGTCTGTGTTCCAGCAACTCCTTGATTTCTTCTTGCTGCGGGTAAACTAGTTACATTAGTCCAAGTAGAACCATTATATTCTGCAACAGTTGATATTTGTCTCGGACCAGGTACTTGATCGCCACCTGCAATTAATGATGCAGTTTGAATACCTGCTAATTGTCCACAAGATCCTGTGGGTGTAGCTAATGCTCCACTACTAGCCCAATTAGTTCCATCATATTCAAAAGTAGTAGTTGATGCGTAAGATGGAATTGCCGCACCTCCTGCAATTAATCCTGCAGTTTGTGTTCCACACCCTTGTGTATAAGAAAGAGAACCAGGCATTCCATTCACACTTGTCCAAGAAGAACCATTATATTCTTCTGTTGCGTTTGTAGAAGATGATCCATTAGGAGAACCACCCATTTTTAATGCTGCTGTTTGAGTTCCTGCTCCTGCAAGTTCATAAACAGCTGTATTTGCAACACCACCTGCTGACCATGCACCAGTTCCTAAAACACCTTCAACACGCAATTTGCTTGCAGAAGAATTATACCACACCTGACCATCTTCTGGATTCGAAGGATCTGCAGATAGGTATTTAATTTTTAATCCTGCAATTACGTTGTAATCTGACATTATAAATTCCTTACGGTAAAGTTATATTTCCGGGTCTACCTGGTGACATAATTTTTTGTTCATCAGTTAATGCGTCCCATTCTGTTTGTGCTCTAGTTGTTTCTGCATCTACAATAGCTTGTGCTTCTGCTTTTGATTTTGTAATACCATTTTTGCTAGCTAACCACACAGCACCTTTTTCATTATTACCAACAACCCATACATTTCCTGGGTGACCTGAAAGAAAAAAATCTAATCTATCTTGATGGGTAAAAAATCCCTTACCTGTGTTTGTAGCTGTTCCATATATAAATAGTGACATAATTTTTACTCCTTTGTTATTAATTTTATATTATAAATTTTCTTCATTATCAACTTGAAGATACAGTTTGCACTGTAGCTACTCCACTAAATTCTTCAACTGAGTCATCTCCATCTGCTCCTCCACCTACCCAACCATTTGAAACACCGGATGCATTATTATTAGCTGATGCAAATTGTTTTCTTCCTGTACTCATACTATCTGCTACTGCCCAAGATGAACCATCAAATCTTTCAACACCAACAATTCTATTATATCCTCCAATAGATAAACAATCTGCAGATGAACCAAATCCTCTATTATTTTTAACTGCTGTATTCATAGATGGTCCAGATGACCATGCTGAACCATTATATATTTCAAATCTTGTTGATGTGGTTGGAACAGGTGCTCCTGCAGCAAAAGCTGAATTTTCTGTAGGGCCACCACTTGCACCATTTGCAAACGAATCACTTAAATTACCTTCAGATGACCATGAAGAACCATTCCAAGACCTTGTTGCCTTGTTATCAGAAGGACCTACATCACTTCCATATATTAAAGCTGCCGTACTTGTTCCTGCACCACCTGCACCTTTACTGTCATAAGGTGTATTTGTAATTCCTGTCCAAGATGAACCATTAAATGTAAACGCTGAAGTGCTCTGTGATCCATTTGAAGCTAGTCCACCACCACCAATTGCAGTTGTTTGTGTACCGGCACTAAACATATTAATAGAACTTATAGGAGTAGTTGGTGAGGATGTCCATGATGAACCGTTATATTCAAATGTCGTATTTAAAAAAGTACCTAATGAAGGTCCTGTTGATCCACCAAAAACTAATCCTGCAGTTTGAGTTCCTGCTCCAGATGTATTCCATCTAACACCAGGTAAGTTTGCACCACTGGACCAAGAAAATACTTCACCAACTGTTTTAAAAGTATTGCTACTTGTATTATACCAAATCTCACCTGTACCTAAAGCTGCAGGAGGATCACTTGATACCGACCTTACATATTTTCCAGATATTTCTTTATAAGTAGTCATAATTTTAAGACGTTGTAATCGTTATGGTAGCTGAATTATTTCTAGCTCTTAATTTTTTTGTAACTGTATTAAACCAAATTTGTCCGGTAATAGGATTAGCTGGATCACCTGCGTAAGACCTAATGGCCATTCCTCTTATAGTTCTAAATATACTCATTTAACTCCTTAATTATTTTTTAGAAGCCAACCTTGAGTTCCATCTGTGAAGGCTAACGTGAAGCCGGCTCTTTCTGTTGCTACTGTTAAATCTGCTGACGCACCTTGTATCTTTTGAGAATTTCTTCCAACAGTTAAATTAGCTGTATCAAAAGTTCCTCCATAATCAACAATAGTTACTTCATCACCAATTGATGGTGAACTTGGAAGTGTTACTGTAAAAGCTCCACCTGCTGTATTTGCAAAAATACCTTGACCAGCTACTGCTGTATAACCACTTGTTTTAACTGCTTGCCAATCTGTTCCACCTGCTGCTGCATCTGCAAAAGTAGGCGGGGCTCCAGAACCTGCTGAAGTTAAAATCTGTCCTGAATTTCCTGTTGCTACTGCAACTACTGCACCACTAGCATCATAAGAAATTATGTTACCGTCTGTACCATTAGCTAATTTAGCAAGAGGTACTGTTGCATTAATTAATTGTGAACCATTAATTGTTTTGTTTGTTAAAGTATCTGTTGTAGCTTTACCAACTAATGTGTCAGTTGATGCTGGTAATGTTAGTGTAACATCTGCTGTTGAAGCAGGACCTATTAAAGTTGCTTTATTTGTACCATTGTTTGTACCTTCTAAAAATTCTACCTTACCAGCTGTTGTTGCAGTGGGACTTAAAATAGGATTTGTTAAAGTTTTATTTGTTAAAGTCTGTGTTCCAGTAAGTGTAACACCATCTGCTGGAGATAAAGGTATTTCAATAACTCCAGTGTTAGTTGCAACACCATCAAGATATACAGCTTTATATCCTTTGTCAGTTGCTGAAAAAGTAACTGTGGCTCCTGAACCAGAGATTGCTTTTAACTGTACTGTGTATGCACCTGATGTGCTGTTTTTTATAAAATAAAAAGTTTCTGCAAGAAGAGGAAATGTTACAACTTTGTTTCCTGTAATTGCTTGTGGTGATACTGCACCAAGAATAATAACTCTGTTCTGAGCGGCACCTGTTAAAGCTCCATCTGCTACTAACATATTAGTAGTGTTAGCTCCTGCACCTGCGGCATTTAAAGTTTGAATTTTAAAACCACCAAGCAATTGTTCTGCAAGGTTTAAATTAGCGTTAGTTTTTGTTCCCCAAGTACCAGCGTTTTCGCCGGTTGCCATTAGCTCTACACCAAGGTTTGTATAAGTGGATGCCATAATTTTGTTCTCCTAATTAGATGTTTAATTTATATTACTTATATTCATAAAGTCAACGGTTTTTAAGCATGAGTTACAGTTGTGTAACCAGCACTTTGTGTTGCTGTAATATGTCTATATCCTAGAGTTCCTACGTTGCCAACACTAGTTACTGCTTCTACCCCTATTAATCCCATTACATCGTTAGGTGAAATTGCACCTACAGATGATGTTGTTGATAATCCTGTTAATGAAACCCCTATTCCTGCAAGTACAGATCCTACAGAAGAAGTTGCTGATACTCCGGTTAAAATCTGTCCAATGTCGCTTGTCAAAGACCCTACTGTAGAAGTTGCCGAAACGCCTGTTAATTCTATTACATCAGCAGGTGATATTGAACCTACTGCAGATGTTGCTGAAACTCCAGATAGTGTAAATGGTAAAGGATTTGAAGTTACCTCTAATGAACCTACAGCAGAAGTTGCACCAGTTCCTGCCGGTGTTAAAGTGGCTCCTGCAAAAATAATTAAACCCCCTAAAGTAACAGTTGTAGATTGACCTGTTAGTCCTACCTCTTCATCTGATATAGGTGCAATAGATCCTTCAGAAGAAGTCATTGCAAGTCCTGTTAAATTTACTGTTTGAAGCAACGCAGGTGAAATTGCACCAAAAGATGATGTAGCCGATACTCCTGTTACTAGTAATGAAATATCAGATCTTGCAGTTGGTGAACCTACTGCAGAAGTTGCCGATACTCCTATTAACCCAACTGTTTCTTGAATTGGTGAAATTGATCCAACAGATGATGTAGTTGATACCCCTGTTACTGGTACCAATAAACCGGAAGCACCCCAGTTTTCTATGCCCCAAGAATCAGATCCCCAACCTACACTTTCTACAATTTCAGTTGTAAGTGAACCAATAGCCGATGTATTTGAAAGTCCAGTAAGAGTTGTAGTGATTTCACCTTGTTCACCCCAATTGTTTAACCCCCAAGTAAACATACTCCAAGTATTTGCAGTTGGAGTATTTGCAGTCCAACCCATTCCAGAGTGATTAGTACAATAATAATATAAAGTTGGAGCAGAGGCAGCTACAGTAATTTGTGTGTACGCTCCTGCCTGTCCAGGTGTCCCATTTGTGGTTACACCAGTAGTATACTCTGAGCCTCCAGAGTGAGTTCCGTTTGCGGTTGTAGAAAATCTTAATGGGTGATTACTATTAGAGCTATCTGATTGATCAAATTTATATGTTCCAGATTCAGCAATATATAAAGTTACATCTGCAGTCGCAGTTGAACCGTTAATTGCATACTTATTAGAAGAACCAAAGTTGTGGTACGGATGATTAGATGGGTTACCACCAACTACCGTTACTGTAAAGGTTCTAATTACCGACATAAGGAGTAACTCCTTATGCTATTCTAAGTATAGCGTTAGATGCGTCTGCTGCTGGAAATTCTATTGTAAAAGTTCCACTTGTTACAGTTTTATCTCCACCAAATGCAATTGCACAAACTGATGGATCATTGGCAGCTGTATCATTAAAAATCAAACAACCGTTAGCTGTAAATGAAGCTGATGTAAAAGAAATGTTAGCAAAATCACAACAAGCTGTGTCACCAGATAAAGCAGGTGTTACATTTGTTAACGCCGCTCCTTTAGTAGTATAACCATTACCATTAGCTACTTCGTTAGATGTAGTATACGCAGTTGTTGATTTATTTAATGTTGCTGAACTTGTGTATAATGCCAGTCTAAAAGTATTTCCACCTTGTGTAAAATTGTGTATTGCTCTTAAAGCTTCTGTTTTAAAAGTATTACAAACTGCTGATGTTATTGCCATAATTTTATCTCCTAATTAATTTACGGTGAAGGTGATTTGACTTGTATCCTAACTGTTCCGTCAGTGTAATCGTCTCTTCTTCTTCTCCCCAGTTGCATTCCTGCAAACTGTTGTATTGCAGTTTTATATCTATTTTCATAGTATGTCAACATATCCATTGGACCTTTTAAATAACCAAATGCTTCAACTAAGCAAGCATGTAATAGGCCTTGTGGGAAGTATTGGCTTATATAAGTTGTTGTATTATTTGCCGATAATCCATCTGTTTGCTTATTATAATATATTCTAAATATATAATTAACGTCTGGAGTAGGTGCTAAATAAATAGATCCTGAAGTAGTGTCAGTTAATCCTGTTGCTCCACCAAACATGGCGTAATATTTAGGTTTTCCAGTAACATCTTGACCAGTTAAATCTCCTTCCGGACCTGTTTCTCTTCCTATATATTCTGCTAAATAAGTTTGATCTTTTTTTTCTAACCAAGTACCTGCTTCAGTAGAGTTAGCTACATTAAATACTTCTACACCTCTTATAAATAAAGCTCCTCCAGGAACTCTTATATTATTTACATCGGCTGCCATTGTCCCTTCGTCTACAAATCTATCTGAATCCATAGGACAATCAATATTAATTCTATGTTCCGCAGACATAATAAAATCATCTATAATAGCTTGAGTAAAAACTCCGTCATCTACTTCTGTGTAGTCTCTAATTGCTGTTGTAAGTGTTGCGTATGTATATGCCATAATTAAGCTCTATCATTTATTGGGCCGTATGTACACTGCAAACCACCACCTGATACATCACCAGGTACAACGCCTCCACCATCTAGACTTATTGTAAAACTATTTTCTTCAGTAATAGTAGTATTAGCGTCATTAACAAAAGTTGTTTGTACCATAGTTGCTTCCCAACCACCAAATATTTTAGCTCCAGAAGGATGAGAATTAGCTGTTGTTGGTGCAGGAGACCGCCCTCTAAAAGAGGCAGAAGTCCCTCTTTGTTCAATTGTAAATGTATTAGTCCCACGATTTACGGAACTAAATTTAATTGTTTCATTTTCATACATACCCGTTTCGCTATTAATTTTTTCAATAACAAAATAACCTGAATTAGGAAACCATTGTGCGTCCGCCACAGTAATTGAAGTTGCTGTTTCTGTAATATCTGCTGTAAGTGTGGTCGATAATTCCACTTCTACAATAGGGACAGAGTTTGGAAAAGCTGAACTATCTACAGGAGTTTTAAGATCTCTAAGTCTTACAATATCTCCATTTACTAACCCACTGTTGGCAGCATTAACAGTTAAAATTTTAGACTGACTTGGAACAGAAAAAGGATTATTAGGTAAAAAATCTTCTGTTGCAAATTCTGTTCTTGCAGGTCTTGCTTTTTGTAAAGCTTGTGGATCTGCATTAGTTGGCTTTGGTTGTAGCTGTGGTTGTTTAGGTTCGTACTCTGACATATGCACAAAAGCACCATTCCATTCTGTAACCATTTCATTGTATGGAAAAGCCATACCAGATCTATCTGATATCGCTAAAGCAAATTTACCTTGTGAAAAACTAGACATTAGCTTAGTCCTGGAAAATATATTTTAGGAGATATATAAGTAGAATTAGAAGAACCATCTTCCGACTCAGCTCTTTTTAATTCATCTTCATATAATAATTTTAATTCTTGAACTCTTTGTGGTGCATATTTTAAAGCTAGATAATAAGATAAACCCATTATCATACAAGGTAAAAATCTGTAAGGTACATCAGTTGCATTAGTATAAGCTCCTACATCATCAATTCTTTTTGTGTAATAGAAATTTATAAAGTCCCCTGCTTGTGAGCTACCTGGTGTTAAATATAAAGTCATTGTAACTTTATCAACAAATCTTTGAACCCAATATTGAGTAGGTAAACCTAAAGAAGCTTTATTAGAAAATGCTTGATACTGAGATCTACTGATTCTTGTCATAGGTGTATCGATACTTGTAGTATCTACTCTATAATTTGCTTCTTGGATATCTGTCATCCCTCTTGGTGATTGTGCAACAACATCAGTTTGAGCATGAGTCGCAGCCGTAGTACCATTAACTCCTCTGACACATCCAGTTAGATTTAAACTAGAAATTCCTGTGTAGGTAATATCTTCAGTACCAATAATTATATTTCCTGATGTTGAAAGACCAACAACCGAGGTACAGGGAATTGTGTTTTGTGTGCTATTCATTACTTGTGATAATGTTGTAGAGACACCACCAGATACACCATCAGAAGTAGATCTAAAAAATGTATATACTGCTTGGCCGTTTACTAAAGTTACGTTTTGATTTTTT